GAAATCCTTTGCATATGGAATCCCCGGATCAAGATGCACAGCCGTTCCTATAATCCCACAAAGTCAGAATACCATTATTATCTCTTTGGCCGGGGGATAGGATTCCTGGCACTTTTAGCGACAATTATTCTATTTGTGAAGTTTATAAGATAAGGTTGAAACGACCTCGCCTTACCAATATGACCTAAAGTAATTTACACCCTTATAAATCTGCGAATTTTAAGGGTACTATAGCCAAAGAAGAACCTACAGGTCCCTCATATTTGCCTAATTCCATTGGAGGCGGGCAGATATGGGGGACTTTTTTTGTTATCTCCCCTAACTTTTGTAAAGATAGGGGGTTGACAAAGTTATTGCCATAGTTTATAATAAGGTTGTTATGGCTAGATACGACACTTTAAGAAAACTAGAGCGAAACAAGTTGTTACGAGAATATGCCAAGTCACACCCAGAGTTAGCGTACATTGAGATTGGGCAAGCATTCAACATTTCTGCTAGTAGAGCATGGCGTATTCTTCATGGTACTGATAAAAGGAAAGACTAAGGGAGTGAAATGACATTAAAAGAAGCTATCAAATTGTTAAATCAAGACCTTGATGACCCAGGAAGTGTTGATATTATGGACTTAAACAAAGCCCAAAAGCTAGGCATCGAAGCTCTAAAGGCGAGGAAAATCCGACAGGAGCATCTGACGCCACAGCTCCGACAATTACTGCCAGGCGAGACAAAGGAGGCATCTTAATGAAAGATGGGGATAGATTATTAAAATTAGTTGATAGGCGTAATAAACTAAAGACACTCTGGATGCTGTTTAGCAGCCCTGAGCTGATGATTAGGGATTACTTTGACTGGATGGTATTTGATAGGGCTAATAGAAACTAAAGTGTAAGCAGATTAAATAAAGGGAGGGGGAAAGATGGCTGAAAGAATTAAAGTCGGAGAGAAGGTTGTAGGTTCGACAGGTTATGGGCAGTGGGGAAATCGCCAGATTATTGGTAGATACTGTGGCAAAACTGATGATGGTTACCATCAAATCCAAGAAGAGCCAAACCTAATGCCTTTAATAGTTGTTTCAGTTAGAAGAGTTAGAGACCTAAACGAGGAGATATAAAATGACTTGGACAGAAGAGGCTCACATCTTGTGGGAGATGTCGGGAGATATAAAGGAGGTAGATAAATGAGTAAAAGACAGCTAGTAATAAGACTATGCGGGCGAATGCATCAGATACTCAGGACTCTTGATGACTTGTGCTGGAATCTAGGGAATATAAGCATAAAGGAACTAACCAGCAGTGAAGAAGAATTGAGAGTGCCACGATTTGAATAATGAATAGGAGGCAAGACAATGACAATAGAAGAGATTATAGCGGATTTAGAGGATAGGGGATTTAAGGTAAGAACCAACCTTTACCACCCCATCAATGAGCCTGTCAAGTATCGGGTTACGGTTAACCATCCTATATGTGACTACATGACGGCAGATGAACTGAAGACTTGGTATCATATGCTTACGGAGGTAAAATGCGTTTAACCACACTCAGATTAAAGAACTTCAAGGGGCTTCGAAGTTTTGACTTCGAGTCGGATGGGAAGGATGCGAAGATTTGGGGGGATAACGGAGTAGGAAAGACCACCCTATTCGATGCCTTCACCTGGCTATTGTTTGATAAGGATTCGGCCAATCATAAGGACTTCGAGATAAAGACGCTGGATGAGAACGGAAAGCCACTCCATGGGTTATTGCATGAGGTTGAGGGAGTGCTGGATTTGGACGGTACGGCATTCACATTAAAGAAGTCTTACCATGAGAATTGGACCAAGAAGAGAGGGCAAGCGATTAAGGAATTCACAGGACATAGTACGGACTATTTCCTGGATGGTGTGCCTGTAAAGAAGGCTGAATACGAGGCTAAGATTGCCGATATCGTGGATGAGGATGTTTTCAAATTGTTGACTAACCCGCGCTTTTTTAATGAATCCTTACATTGGCAGGATCGCCGGGAGATACTTTTGAAAGTGTGTGGCGACGTGGATGATAAAGACGTGATTGCAGGCAATGATGCCCTTGCCGACCTTCCCGGTATTCTCAATGGGCGCAGAATGAGCGACCATAGAAAGGTGGTTATGGCAAGGCGCACTGAAATCAATAGGGAATTGGAAAGTATCCCTGTCCGTATTGACGAAATTCAGCGAGGATTGGGAGAGGCTCCTATGAATTCGGCAGCAATAGCCGATAAGCTCTCAGTGCTAAAGAAACAGCGTAAAGAGCATTGGAATCAGGCTGCCAGTAAGATACAGACAGTAAGAGTAGAATTAAGGAAACTGGAAGATGAGGCAGTAAGCCTTATTAATGCCTTGAATCAGAACCTACAGCAAGCAAAACTAGACGGTCAAGAGGCAACTAGACTTGAGGAAGCAATAAAGCAACTAAAACAGGAATGCCAGAGAGTTAGTGTAGAGGAATTTAATAAATCTGATTATTGTCCAACTTGTGGGCAATCTTTACCAAAGACTTGACAATTCTACCTAGTAGTGTTACACTAATGGTGGAGGTAAATTATGATATACATACATAAGTGCAAGCGGTGTGGGCATGAATGGGCGAGTAAAAAATCCCATCCCTTACGCTGTGGGAAATGTAAAACGCCATATTGGGATAGGGAAAAGAAAGATGCCTGAGTTAGGAGAAATAAGAAGAAACAAAACAGGGCAAAAGCAGATTTTCGCAGCTTGTGAAATATGCGAGCACGAGAGATGGGTTCAAATTGTAAGAGGGCATCCAGTCAATAAGAGATGTATTCGTTGTAACAATATCGGACACCATCTCTCAGAAGAAACAAAAAGGAGACAAAGTGAGGCTCACCGTGAATCTACATATATTCATCCTTGCGGAGAAAATTCTAGTAGATGGAAAGGTGGGCGTTTTCTTAATAAAAGAGATGGCTATATTGAGGTTTGGGTTTCTCCAGATAGCTTCTTTTATCCGATGGCAAGCAAGAATGGCTATGTTCGTGAACACCGCCTAGTGATGGCAAAAGCTTTAGGCCGTTGCCTCCATTCGTGGGAGATAGTTCACCACAAGGGGATAAGGTTTACTGACATTAGGAATAAATCAGATAATCTAGAGGATAACCTTGAGATGTCTCTTAATGGTAGCCATAGTAGAGCGCATAGCAAAGGATACCATGATGGTTATATCAAAGGTTTAATTGATGGTAGGTTGAAACAGATACAGAATCTCAGAGAGGAAATTAGATTATTAAAGGGAGGAGTAAAGGAGTAATGGAAACAAAACAAATAGAAATTGCACAGAGGGCATTTAATCTTAATAAGGCAATACGGCATGAAGGTATTATTGAACAAATCAACCTAACCAAATCCAAGCTTGAAGGATTTTATAAGCGAAAGGCTGCACTTGAACAGGAATTATCCGAAATACAACCGAACCTAGTTAAAGTCAATAAAAAGATTGCGGATACCAAGGCGGTGCTCCTATCCCTGGAGAAAGAGGAATCAAATCATACCAAAGATGATACCCAGATTGATAATCAAATCGCAGAGCTTGAGCATGAATTGGCGCAGGCAGAACAGCGCAAGGCTAGGCTACAGCGTATTGAGGAATTAAAACAACAGGAAAGCAGGCTAGTGACAGAGCATGAACAGATAGAGAAGGCGTTATATCTTATGGAGCAATTCACCAGGACAAAGGTGAAGATGCTAGAGGAGAAGATAAACAGCCGATTCCAGTATGCTAGGTTTAAACTATTCGAGATTTTGGTAAATGGTGGGATTGAAGAGTGTTGTATTACTACAGTTGATGGAGTCCCATATTCCAGCGGTCTAAATAATGGGATGCAAATTGCGGTTGGAATGGACATAATCAAAACACTCCAAAAGTTTTATGGCTCCTATTGTCCTATTTGGATTGACCAAGCTGAGAGCTTCTACCATCTACCAAAGATGAATTGCCAGCAAATCAAGTTGTATGTTAGCGAAGCTGATAAAATCCTGCGGGTAGCGAATAAATAAAAGGAGGATAAATAATGGAAAATCCAGAAAAGATAATTATGACTGATGGTTCACCATTCAATGCTATGATTAAGAGAGGATCAACCATATTCAAAGCTAAATGCCATCGTGGTCATGAAGTAACTTATGTGGAAATAAACCTTGAGGAATATGATAAGCAAGTTGATGAATTAGCAAAGACTATAGCTAAACAACCTGGTATCGACCTTCTTGCTCTCCTGAAGGATGCCCTATATGACTTGCCGCTAGATTATTTGAAAAGTATAGAGACCAAGATTAAGAAGGAATTAGAGAAACCAAAGCCAGAAATAAAAACAAAGACATCCACAACATATAGAGGAACTTGTGTAAATCTAAATGTTGGTGGGAAAAATCTTGTTGAGTTGAGACATTAAAAGGAGGCAAAATGACAGAAATGAAACAGACAGCAATGACCAAACCCGATGATGTAGTGACATCTATGACCAAGAGACTGCGGAGTCTCACTGAACGGGGAGAGCTGGTACTCCCGAAGGATTAGAGCATTGAGAATGCGCTGAAATCCGCCTGGCTGATTCTCCAGGAAACAGTCAACAAAGACAAGCAACCGGTATTGAAATCTTGCACCCAAGCCAGCATAGCCAATGCTTTACTTAGCATGGCCATCCAAGGCTTGACCCCAACCAAAGAGCAGTGCTACTTCATACCCTATGGAGAAAAGCTCATATGTATGAGGAGTTATTTTGGGACAATGGCCGTAGCTGAGAGAGTGGCAGGAACGAAGGACATTCGGGCAGAGGTAGTCTTCAAGAATGATGAGTTTGAATATACTCTCTCCCATGGCCGAAAGAGCATTACCAAGCACACACAGAAGCTAGAGAATATAAATGAGGCAAATATCGTCGCCGCTTATTGTGTGATTAAATTCGGGAATGGGAAGGAAGACTATACGGAGATAATGACCATTGAGCAAATCCATAAGGCGTGGGACAAATCGAGGATGAATACTAACTTGCCTAGTTCGACTCACTCATTATTCCCGGGGGAAATGTGCAAACGGACTGTGATAAACAGGGCTTGCAAGAAAATCATCAACGCTTCCAGCGACAGTGACCTATTCCTGGAGCATTTCAACCGCTTGGAAGATGAGCAGACTGAGGATATAGTGGCTAGTGAGATTGAGGAGAATGCCAACCGGGAATTGATTGATGTGAAGACGGAGGAGACCACGGATAGTATTAATGTAAAGATAGAGGAGCCAGATGAGGAGCCAGGCCCCACAGTAGAGACCCCAAAGCGTGATCCCGAGAGCCTCAAAACCATAGGTGCTATGTATAAAGCCTGTTTTGATGACTTTGGAATGCAACCAGCAACGGTCATGGCCGAGCTCAATGTTAAATCCAATAATGAGATCGTCAAAACCCCAAGCGAATGTTATACCCAGATTAGAGCTGTCCATGAAGTCGTAAAGTAATATAAATTGTGCTATACTTTAAGTAGGTAAGGGAACTAAATCCGAGAGGCATTTATTTTATGCCCTCAATCAGGTTAAACGGATGTTTCCTTACCGAAAATGCCGCCTGAGCGAGGGCTTCTTATTGGAGGGAATTATGCCACTCATTGGTGAAATAAGAAAGGGCTACAAGGCATCAGACCATCGTCATATTTGGAATGCCTGTCCACACTGTGGTAAGGAGCGTTGGGTAGTTTTGAATAGAGGAAAACCAAAATATCAACTTTGTGCCCAATGCACTACCCATATAGGCAGTAAAAATCCACACTGGAAAGGTGGAAGGAGTAAACAGCCATCAGGTTATATACTTATATTGGCGCCCAATCACCCTAAAGCTCATAATAACTATGTCCGGGAGCATGTTATAGTTTGGGAGCAAGCTCACGGCAAAACAGTACCAGAAGGCTGGATTATCCATCACCTGAACGGTATTAAGGACGATAACCGCCCTCGCAATTTGGTGGCTATGCCTAAAGGTAAACATTCTTTCGCCTTGCATTTGGAGGCATTAAAACAACGCATTCGTGAACTAGAAGTAGAAAATAAATTACTTGAGAAGGCACTAGATAATTCTCAGATGATATTCAAGGTGTTCGAAAATTAGTACTATAATAGGATAGCGACAGTCAGGACTACGACCCCTAGCCAAGAAGAGAGTCCAGGATTCTGAGGATTGTAAGGCTTGAACGAAATGATTGAAATCGAAGTAAATGAAAATACCCCGATGAGGTTTTATGGTGGTGATGATGACCCCGAAGTATTAGCTTTTATACGTCTATGCCCTAATTGCGGAAGATTTGTAAAGCCTGATGACCATGTGTTGATTAATGGATTAGAGGAGGTAAGTAAGGAACACAACGCTACATGCTCAAAGTGCGGTCGAGTGACAATGATATTTGATGGTTGGTGGCCGTCAGGGGAGAACAATGATTGATGTTCGTGCTCTTGCAAGCGGTTCAACTGGTAATTGCTATCTGGTTAATGATGGGGAAAGTAAGCTCTTATTAGAGGCTGGCATTCCTTTCAAGAAGATACAGCAAAAGCTAGATTGGACAATATCGGAATTGTCCGGTGTGCTTGTAAGTCATGAACATCTCTAACTTGATCACTCAAAAGCAGCCAAAGATATGCTAAAAGCTGGCGTGGATTGCTATATGAGCAAAGGGACATCAGAGGTTTTGGGACTAAACGGACATCGTGTCCATATCATTGAAGCCCTAAAACAGTTTCGGATAAGGGATTGGGCGATATTGCCCTTTCAGACAATCCATGATGCCACCGAACCACTTGCCTTTCTGATGGCTAATCAAAAGGGTGATAAGATATTATACGCCACGGACACAGAATACATAGCCTATAGATTTACAGGGCTGACGCATATTTTAATTGAATGCAATTACAGTATGAAGATACTCCAAAATAATGTAGCGAATAAGACAGTTGACAAAGACCTCAAGAGGCGTGTCATACAATCACACATGAGCCTGGAGACCGTATGCGGTTTTTTGAAGGCCAACAATCTTTCCAAAGTCAAAGAAATTTGGCTATTGCATTTAAGCGACACCAATTCAGATGCGGAGGGATTTCGGAGAACGATAAGGGAACTTACCGGCAAGGTAGTAAAGGTAGCGTGAAATAAATGACTAAATATACTAATGAGCAGGTGGAGGAGATAACTCGCTTATATGCAGGTAAGCATTTATCGTCCTATCAAATAGCCACTAAGCTGGGTATCTCTCAAACGAGTGTGTCACGTTTAATGCGGAAATTAGGGCTATCCCGCAACTTTGCACTAGGCATAAGATTGCACTATGGGAAACGGATAGTCCCGCCCTCTCTCCCGCCCAGGCTTGCCAGCCAACGGAACAGGCTAATCAGCGACTATCATGCCCGCGTTCACTCCACATGGCAGGAATATCAGGAAAGATGCAACAAGCCTATGAGTAATGCAGGCAGATGCAAGGCGCATCAGGACTTCTTGGCTCAGATTAAACCTGACTTGGAGAATCTGTTTAGAGCGATAGCAAAACTCAAGGGGGTATAAAATGCTTAGACTAATTTTTGGGATTATACTAACTATAATCGGTTTACTTTTTTGGATAGTTGGACTTTCTATAGACAGTATTATGGATGCCCTAATAGGTTCAACATGTCTAATTATGGCGTTTTTAATGAGCGATAAATGAAGAGGTATCAAATAATATATACTGAAAGGGAGATATGAAACCTAGACTATTAGACTTATTCTGTGGTGCTGGCGGTGCTAGTATGGGCTACTACCGTGCTGGTTTTGACGTTGAAGGCGTGGATATTAAACCTCAGCCTCACTATCCCTTTAAGTTCTACCAAGCAGATGCCCTTAAGTTTCCGCTTAAAGGATATGATGCTTACCACGCTAGTCCGCCTTGTCAGGCTTATAGTAGGCTTCGCCATTTACCCTGGTTAAAGAATAAAAATTATCCTGCTTTGATTGAAGATACCCGCCGCATCCTTGTAGCGACAGGCAAGCCCTGGGTGATTGAAAACGTTGCTGATGCTCCACTCGGTCAAAAGTATGGCTATATTATGCTTTGCGGTTGGTCACTTTGTGAGATGCCTCTTTATCGTCACCGCCTTTTTGAAAGCAATGTAGCCATGCTTGCACCTTCTCATCGACCGCACCCTGAGATAATCTACCCTGGTGGCAAGTTGGGTAGTCGTTATTCCCAAGCCAATACAGTTTGTGGAGCTTTCGGCTACACTAAGAAAGTGCCTAGAAGTTATGGAACTTTTATCTCAGTAGTAGGACATGATGGAACTCGTAACTTCCCTAAAGCTAAAGAGGCTATGGGGATAGACTGGATGACGAAACAAGAACTAACACAATCAATCCCTCCAGCCTATACCGAATATATAGGTAAATATCTAATGAGGGCAATGAAGTAGATAGCGATATAGAGTTATGAAACCAATACTTAACGAGCAAAAGGGGAAGCTTTTATATCTTAAAAGGCAGCTGGTGAGAACCCACAATCCAGAAACTAGGGCGAAGCTAATAAAGCAGATCAAAGACATGGGGCTGGGGGCTACTGAAGAGATTTACTCTGGTAGGCAGCCTCCTAAGCCCCGCCAATAAATGGTATTATAGTTAATAGAAACAATAAATGAAAATAAGCAGGGCACAAAAGCAGAGAATATGTATCAGGGCCGGCGGCGAATGGATAGACGGGAGATGTATAGGGGCATTGTGCGAATATTGTAAATACGCTGGGGATTTTCGTAATCTTCAGATTCACCACAAAGACCCGATAGGAATGGGCGGTTCAAAGCGAGCATACACCGATGACGAATTGATCCTACTCTGCGGTTTTTGCCATGACAGGAGCCACTTTATAAAGGACGTAATAAGATATTAAAGAAGAAAAGATTAGAAAAGAGAAGATAAGATAAGATAAGATAAGATAAGAGAGGTAACAGGAAAGGTTACAAGAAAAGGAACAAAGGGTTACAAATAACTTGATTATATTTAAGAGTTTTGTGTATAATTAGCTATAGAAAGTTACAAAAGGAGGCATAGTGAGAGCCGGATGGAAGAAAACATGGATTAAACTTTATCCCCTACAATGCTTAGAAGGCAGTATCCGTTATCAGCTTGAATCGGATGAGCGTGGCGTTTGGTATGATCTCTTGAATTTCGCTGCCATTTGCTCCACTCCTGGTATCATTTCGGATAATGACAATCGGTCCTACCCACACTCATTCATTGCCAATCGGTTAAATGTATCCGAAGAACTCTTAGAGCGCACTTTGCAGAAATGCAAAGATAAAGACAATGCACGGTTAAGTGAAGATAACAATGGCATTCATATCAATAATTGGGATGCTTATCAATCTGAATATCAACGTCAGAAGCCATACCGCCAAAAGAAGAAAGACCAGAAGGAGGATAAATATGGGCTATAAATATCTGGATAAAGAAGGCTACGAAATTAAATTTTGTCTCAAGTGCGGCTATGCGATAGAAAGATGTGAACGTACCAAGGATTTTATCATCTGTCCCCTATGCAGGAGAAAGGACATTCAAAGCGTGTTGGTGGACCGCTTCGTTTCGCATGTACCAGAGAATAAAGTCTTGGCTCCACTAAGGGAATAAGGAGGAATAAATGGAATCGTTTAGAGCTTTATACACACCCAAGAAATGGGAAAAGGCTAGTACTGCTGGGCTAGGAGGATTAATGCCTGATTCTGATAATGCCAGGACTGTGTCCATCGTGAAAGTCTGCGAACCCAAGCCCGGGGAAACCCCAAAAGTTGTGTTTATTGATAGCAATGGTGACTTGGGTATAGACACAATGAATTGCTTCTCTGAATGTCGTTGAGAAGCAGTATGCTATACTAAAATATGGATATTCAGGATATCAGGGAAAGCCTTAGCGAAGCTGACTTTATGACAACCGTCATTGAGATGGCCAAGATTCATGGCTGGCTTATTTATCATACGCATGACAGCCGACGGAGCCAGGCTGGATATCCTGACCTCTGTTTGACAAGGCTCAACCAAGATGGCTCAGCATCGCTGGTATTTCTCGAGCTTAAAAGTCAAAAGGGGAAACCCACCCTAGCGCAAATAGAATGGCTTGATGTTTTAGGTAGGGTTCCCGGAGTGATTGCGGCAGTTTATCGTCCTTCGGATTTTGAGAAGATAGCGGAATTGTTAATATAAGATATAGTTAAATTGGAAAGGAGGATAAAATTAAATGCTAGAAACGAAGATTAAAGGACAAATAACATATCACCCTATTATATTTTCAACCGAAAGTGTTAGGGCAATTCTTGATGGGCGAAAGACACAGACTCGGAGACTGATTAACCCACAACCTTTTGAGACTAATCTTGGATATAAGTGGAAAGAATTTTCATTTCTCTGTGATGCCGATATTAAATACTTTATGCCCAAGCATTGTCGATATGGTCAAGTAGGGGATAGGCTCTGGGTGAAAGAGACTTGGCGACCATATAGCGAAAACGAAGTCGTAATTGAGTATAAAGCCGATGGTACTATCATCAACTATCCCAAGAGTCCGTCATTTACCTTTTATGGTTGTGGGGAAAGGTGGCACCCATCAATCTTTATGCCTCGTTCAGCAAGTAGAACAGATTTGGAGATTACTGATGTTAGGGTTGAGAGAGTGCAGGATATAAACCTGAATGATTGTAAAGCAGAAGGTATTGGTCAATACACATTTGCAAGGGGCTGTTGCTCCGAACAGCCCCCAGATGCTAGATGGAAATTTATTGAACTCTGGAACTCCCTCAATGCCAAGCGAGGTTATGGTTGGGAGAGGAATCCATATGTGTGGTGTATATCCTTTAAGAAATTAAATAAAATAGGGGATTAAAATGCCTAAATTATGGGCATTGCTAAAATTTGAAAAACAAGTTGAATTAGCAAAGAGGTTTAACTTGCGGGTGACCATCGAACAAACGAAATGGGGTCCGCGCTGCTATTATAATGGGCAGGTTGAGCTGGAGGAGGACATTGAGGAATTGGATAAAATCATGCGCAAACCACCTAGGAAATAATGGAGCAAGTTAAGCTGGAGGATTTCAGGTTTACCAGGGAGCAGATGAAGTTTGCTATTACATATATTAATGACATTATCCAGGGTAGGTGGCCCGGGGACACGGATGATGATTTGTTGCCGAGTAGCAGTGATATCATTGTCATGTCCGGTAAGTATGCCTTTTCCCACCCGCCCATTCCCATGCATATCCTGATTAGGAAACTAAAGAACACACAGCAAAGACAGCTCTGGATTAAGGCACTAGGCATTGAGCTACAGGAAAGGCTCAGGCTATGCGGAGAGGACGGGAAGCTCCTGATAAAGCATTATCGGGACGGGAAGAGCAGCCGAGAGTTAGCCACGGAAATGGGAATGTCACGGTCGCTGTTTTATAAGCACTTGAACAAGGCTCTCTGGTTTGTGGCTGGTGTTAGGAGGAAAGGGCATTATGAAGCCGTATTATAGCGACAAGTGGGTAACTATCTATAATTGTGATTGTAGGGAGATATTGCCTCATTTGCCGAAGGTGGATTTAGTGCTTACTGACCCGCCATACAACGTGGGTGTTGATTATGGCAGTGGGGCAAAGGCTGACAGGAGGGCTGACTATATTCCTTGGCTTAATGATATCTGGACTAAGGCTGGTTTAATTACTAAAGATGGTGGTTTCCTGATTTATACCAATACCACAACTTTCATACCTGATGGAATGAACCCGCCCCCACCTTGGCGTTATTTCCATCTAGCTTGCTGGCATAAACCCTTGAGCCTACGCCCTGCTTTTTATGGCGTCCTACCACACTGGGAGCCAATATTTATTAGCCTAAAGGGAGATAAGCCTTGGCGGGTATTTCGTGGAAAGGATATCTTCAACGATGTAGTTAGTGCCAATGTGGAATTTGGTAGTAAGGATACACACCCTTGCATTAAACCTGTTCTGCTTTACAAGAAATTAGCATTGTTTGGTTGCCCTCCCAACGGCACTATTGTTGACCCATTTCTTGGTTCAGGTGTTACAGCTCAGGCAGCCAAAGAACTTAATTATAAATGTATTGGCATAGAAATAGAGGAGAAATACTGTGAAATAGCTGCAAGGCGATGCTCACAGGAGGTAATGGAATTACAGTTTATAATAAAAGGAGGAATCTAATGAACGAAGAATTAAAAGAAACTGGTATACCTCATCCATCCGAAGTTGCTAAAGTATTGAGGGAATTAGCACCTAGATTATGCAAAAAAATTGATACATTAACAGCTTTTCAAGGGTATATTCAAGATGAAAAGAATCTGAAGGAAATTAAGGTGCATCCTCGACATGAAATGCTTGCTAGGCTTTGGTGTGCCCCACTACCAGAACGAAGACATATCCCAAATTTTATCCTGTATATTGACCATAATATGCCTGAATACGAAATGCACTTGATTTATAAAAATGGCAAGTGTGAGACTATTAAACTGCACTAACGCTAAATTTTAGGCACGATTTGACAGACAAAAAACACCTTTGATAAGATATTAGTACAGTAAAGAGTTATGCGAAGCTCGCAGAGGTTTCTGCGGGTTTTTGCTTTTGTGGGGGAACGGATGGAGATACAAACACTCAAAATCAGTGAGATAAATCCAGATGAAAATTGAGTTTATTGCTTCATTACCACCGATACAGTCAGCTATAAGCCTTGATGGGATGGGCGATGGCGGTAGGATAAAACTAGATATATCACGGCAATATGCCACAGAGCTATTACAGCTTCAACAAATGGCGGGAAAGCAAATCAAGATAACTGCTGAAACTGTTGATGGTGAAGACAATTTTGAGGCGGTGAGGATAGATGCCTAAAATTGGGGATATTAGAAAAGCAGGGGAAATTGGATTGAGGGGTGACCATAGGTATATTTGGCATGCTTGTGAGGGGTGTGGCAAGGAAAGATGGGAAGGAATAATAAGAGGGAAACCTAGAAGTCCTCGTTGTCGGGGTTGTAGAGAAAGACCAGCAAATTGGAAAGGTGGGCGGAGAAAGAATTATCAGGGTTATATTCAGATTAAACTTCAACCCGATGACTTCTTTTATTCAATGGTTAATTGCAAGGGCTATGTTCTTGAACATCGCTTGGTGATGGCTAAGCACCTTGACCGTTGCCTTCATTCGTGGGAGATAGTCCATCACAAAAATGGTATAAAGGATGATAATAGGATAGAGAACCTTCAACTTATTCAAGAAATGCAACACAATCAACTTACTATTGTAGAGAAGAAGATTGATAAGCAATCGGATATGATTGAAGATTTTAGAAAACAAATCAGATTACTGCAAGGACAAAATAAAGAATTATTAAGATTATTAAGGGATAAGGTAAATGGCTAATCATAGTAATAATAGAGGACATAGACAAAAGATAGATATTGATTTCAAAGAGCTTGAAAGGCTTTGCTATATGCAATGCTCGGAGGTTGAAATTGCTGCCTGGTTTCACTGTGGGATAACCACGATAGTGTCTAGAGTTAGGGAGCAATTTGGTATTTCATTCCAAGAGTATTTTGAGAAGCACCGAGTAGGGGGATTGATAAGCCTTCGCCGTAATATGTTCAAGATGTCAGAAAAGAGTCCTCAGATGGCTATATTCCTCGCCAAGAATTGGTTAGGTATGGCAGACAAGCAGGAGATAACAGGCACAGGCGGAGAGCCAATCAAGCATGAGATTATCGTAAGCTCTGAGAGTACCAAGAGATTGCTGAATGAGATAGGGAAAGGCATAGAGCCACATGGTACAGTGGAGAACGACTCGAATATTTGATGATAACCTGGTAGCCTACCAACGGGGCAAGCGTAGGGCGCTCAATGAGGGCGGTACTGCCTCCTCAAAAACCTGGAGCATATTACAACTTCTTATATACATTGCCCAGCATACTAAAAGCCCTTTGCTTTTGTCCTGCGTGAGCGAGAGCCTTCCACATCTAAAGCGTGGAATAATACGGGATTTCTTCAGGATACTAGGTGAAAACCAGGATAATGCCCCCCGGTATAATAAGACCGAGCATACATACACTTTCGGCAAAGGCGTGATTGAATTCTTTGGTGCTGATGAGGCGGATAAGGTAAGGGGGCCGAGGCGGGATATTCTATTTATCAATGAGGGCAACAATATACCCTGGGAAACTGCCAGGGGATTGGACATAAGAACCGCTAAATTCACCTTCCTTGATTGGAACCCGGTCAGTGAATTTTGGGCACATGCGCATTGGATAGGGCAGCCTGAAAATGCTTATATCCATTCAACCTATCTGGATGCCATTAAGGTAATACCGAGAGAAGTAGTAACCAATATAGAGTCAAACAAGGACAAGGACCCTAACTGGTGGAACATATATGGACTAGGGTTAATAGGCAAGGTTGAGGGATTAGTTTATCCATTGTTTACGCAGGTGGACAGCCTACCAGCTCAGGGCAATGTGGTTTATGGCCTGGACTTCGGGTTCTCCGGCGACCCCGCTGTGCTGATTCGGAACAAGATATTCCCCGGTGAGATATACAGCGAGGAACTGTTTTATGAGAGAGGGCTTACCAACCAGGACATCGCTTCTCTTATGATTGACTTGGGGATACAGAAACACTCCGATGAGATATGGGCTGACTCAGCCGAGCCGAAGTCAATAGAGGAAATCTACCAATATGGCTTTAATATCAAGGGGGCAGCAAAGGGACCGGGAAGTGTGGAATATGGCCATCAGAAAGTCAGGCAATTAAAGCAGCACTGGACTAAGGATAGCCTGAACTGTATCAAGGAACAAAGGAATTTCAGATATATGCCCGACAAGAACGGCAAGCTCACAGAGAAGACAACCCATATCTATTCGCATGGTATGGACTCCCGAAGGTACGCGGTGATGGGCTTCTCGGAGGCGCCTGAGCCTGAAGAGGCGATTATAACCTATGATGCCATGGAAGAGGTCAGGGAACTTGATTTATCACTATGAATATTTAATGAAGGATTAACATGGTAGATGAAATGAGGTATTGCCCCCGATGCAGGAGATTGGTTCCTTTCAAAAAGGTTAAGGGGATAGCATATTGCATTTATTGTAATGCGAAAGTCGTCCTCTATGAGAATATCAGTTATCCCCCCGACAGTGTTAGCCCACCGCAGCATGATAGCGTGAGTCCGAAAGAAGGAGATTCATGATAAAAACTAAGCAGGATTTGTTGATACCGGGCGGCGAAGTTGAGCAGATTCTACAGGAGGCTATCCGTAGTGTTGAAGATGAATTGAAACTCGAGGACAAAGGCTGGATAAACCTCAGCACTGGGACAGGCGAGGTCATTTCTGGTGATGCTAGAAAAGCGAATTTGAAGTTGTCTCGGCTGTATGCCATCAAGGACCCATTGGGGCGCCAGGCGATAAGACTCTGGACTGATTATACATTCGGCTCCGGCATAGCCTGGGATGCAGAAGACGATAAGGTCAAAGAGGCACTGGAAGCATTCTGGGATGCCAAGGCCAACCAAAGCGTCCTATCAGCGAGAGGGCAGCGGAGGGGATCAGACAAACTGCTGATAGACGGGGAAGTATTCTTTGCCATCTTCCTTGGTGCGAACAATGAATCCAAGATAAGATGCATCGACCCCTTGGAGATTACTGAGATTATCACTGATCCCGATGACAAAGATGACGCAAGATTCTATCGCCGTCAATGGACAGATACAAAAGGCTCATCTCATGAATCAATTTACCGCAGCATAACTAATATTGAGGGCAAGTCTGTAACCGACATGAATGGGAATGTCGTCACTCATAATGATGAGGCGCTGATTTACCATTTGACTTATAACACCACAAGCCAGCGTGGTAATCCGCTATTGTTGCCGGCCCTGGATTGGATGAAGGAATATCGGCGCTTCTTGGCCAGCCGAATAGCCATTATGCTAGCGTTATCTACATTTGCTTGGAAGAGAAAGGTGAAAGGTGGACAAGCGGCAGTAGATGCGATTAAGGCTAAAACCCACGGAAAGGATATACCTGCTGGTTCTGACTTAATAGAGAATCTGGGCGTGGATTCTACTCCGATTAAGACAGAAACGGGAGCTTCGGCTGCCTATCAGGATGGCAGGATGATTAAGCTACAGATAGCCGCAGCCGTGGGAATTCCTGAGCAATATTTCGGAGACATATCCATCGGCAATCTGGCCACGGCTAAAACCGTGGAGCTGCCGATGATGAAGATGTTTCAGTCCTATCAGGCAATTTGGAAGGGTGCCTTTAAGGATATAAACGAAGTAGTCCTTGAGCATAGTGGCATACCAGAGGATAAGTGGTATGTGGATATTGATTTCCCCGCTATTGCTCCTGAAGATTTGGCAGGGATAGCTCAATCGCTACAGGCGATAGTTACAGTGTTGCCTAATCTTGGCGATTCCAGGGATGTCAAGCAGGTGGCACTTATGGCGCTGGGGATAGACGATACCGCAGAGGTACTTGATGCTCTGGCTAAGGAAAGCAAGAGTGACGTGAACATTAAGTTAGCTAGAGCACTTCGGGAGTTTAGGGCATTGCTTGAGGCAGCCGAAAGGAAGGCATTGCAGTGAAAACAGATAGATTGACAGAGACCAAAGAGCTAATCAGGGCAGCTTATAGGCCGATACTTATTACATTTCTGGCCATCGGGTCACTGCTCTTCATCATGGAGGGCATTACCGGGATATGGGCTGATTGGTGGCTAAGAGTGTTCTTATTCGGAGCTTGTGAATGGGTTCTTGAGAGACCGATTATTAAGGTGCTTACAAGGAAACCATAAAAGGAGGTCACATGGCGAAAGCAAGGTATAGGGCAAAGCAATCTGAGTGTGATGTGTGTCATGGGCGGAAGTTCATAGAGCATGAGCATGGATTGATCATGGTGAAGTGCGAGGAGTGTGATGGAACGGGGATTAAAACCGAGAGGATCAAGATAGGTGGTAACGGTAGAAAGAGAGTTAGAAAGTCTAATTGATTTAATTGAGGCTCAGATACCGGCTAATCCGCGATCGCCCAGAAGCAGGCGGATGGCCTTGAGGATAGAGCGCATGATAAAGCGGTATTTCTCCAACTTGGAGAACGCTTTGTCGGAGGATATCCTTGAGGAGCTATATTATAAATATGTAATTCAAGAAGCTGCGATGAGGAAGGGGGCTTGGGACGGGATTCACAGTACGCTGGATCCCATCCTTGCCATGCTTCATGAGCCGTTGAGGGCAGAGTTGGCAAGCCAGGAAGTAGCTATTTATGTTAATGGATCGGCTCAGATGACCACTTGGGGACATACCAAGGCGGGCATTCCGATAGCCTATGAAGGCCCCCCGATAGAGCAGGCGATAGATTGGGCAGAGAAGCACTGCGCAACCCTAGTCACCAAGATGGATGAGGAGACTAAGAAGAGGCTGGCCAAGACTATATCAGACGGGATAACCAATAAGCGTGGCATCCCGGGCTTGGCCAGGGATATCAGGGGAGAGTTTGTGGATATGCGCCGATATAGGGCGGTTATGATTGCCCGAACTGAAACCGCTAGTGCGCTCTCTAGTGCATCTATCGACACCATGAAAGACATGGGGATTAGCGGTAAGCAATGGATATGGCCCGGTACCTCTGATTGCGATATATGCTCGGAGAATGAAGCTGCTGGAGTTATACCTGTGGATGACACTTTTCCCAGTGGCGATATGGCGCCACCCGCGCATCCCAACTGCTTACTACCTGATGTTAGAGTGGAAGCGCCCCTTACTATCTCTGGAAGTCGGGCATTCTACAACGGGGATGCAATTGAATTCACTACTGAGAATGGGCACAAGCTCACCATTACCCCTAATCACATGATACTCACCCCTTCGGGTTTTATTAAGGCTAAGACGTTGAAAGAGAGTGATTATATAATTAGCTGCCTCGATAGTAAGCGGATAACGTCTAGCATTGACCCATATAATGACTATAGACCAGCCTTCATTGAGGATATATGGAATTCGCTTATGATGCAAAATGGAATGGTGCTGAATATGGTGAAAACCTCCACCGAAGATTTCTATGGCGATGCGGGGTTCTTTGATGGCGATATCGACATTATAAACCCCGATAGCTTTTTGATGGGTGACATTAATCATTCCTTGAGACTTGAGCATATCAGCAAGCATGATTTCTGCTGGGGAGATACCAAGTCCTTTAGCCTCCCTAGTCTTAGCTCGTTGTTCCTTTTCGGCGATAGAGTGTTTTCTCCCTCTAACAGCTTCATGGGCTTTGGCAGTCAAGGCACTGCGTTCAGAAGGGGACAGCCTGCTCATTGTGATAATATTAGCTTGGCTACGATTCCGAGGCGTGATACCAATATTGAGCAATCGCCTACGGATAGTTCGCCTGCTTATACCGAACTCTCTAGACAATTTCAATTCCGATTCGCCAGTTTGATAACGCCTGAGCAAATCATCAAGATTAGGAATTACAATTATGCGGGACATGTATACGACCTCCAGTCTTTAGAACAATTATACATCGCCAATAACATAATTGTCAAGAACTGCGAATGTGCTCTAGCCCCAGCAATATTAGGAAGTTAATGCCAGATAAGGAACAGAACCAGCTTGCTGGGAGTAGCTACGGCAAGGTGAAAGCCCAAAAAGAACTTCCAATCGACCCGATTGACTAGTGCAACTAGCAATGTGAGGGAGCGGAAGTAGCGTGGCAGTAGCCCCAGCAAAACTAGGAGGTTAATCATGCCATACACTGTAGAAAATCCGCCAGATGCTATAAAGGACTTACCCAAGCACGCTATTGAGATATGGGTTAGTGCCTACAATGCTGCCTTCAAGCTATACAAAGGCGACGAGGGAAAATCAGCAGGAACAGCTTGGGCTGCCGTCAAGACCAAGTATCGTAAAGATGAGGAAACGGGTAAGTGGGTGGCTAAAGAAGCCAAGGAGGCAAAAATGTTAAGTGATAAAAACAGGAGTAATCTACTTCAATCAGCACTAATGGCGGAATACAAGATAGGTCAATCTGTACCTATTCCCAAAAATCTAACTATAGATGAGGTCTTTGGAGACAAGGTTGTTTATGATGTTGATGGGCAACTCTATGAATCCAGCTATGAACTGGATGAGGATGGGAAAGCTACATTCGGCGACCCTAAAAAGGTATTAAGCACTAAAATCTATAAGCCAATGGAATCATTACAGTCTACATACTCAGAGATTATACAGGAAGCGGGCAGGCGTAATGCTACACTGGATGCTGCTCGGATAAAGAAAATCGTTGAACTCTGTCAGGAATTACTTTCATCTGAAGAAGAGCCCGAAGAGAAGAAAACCAAGGAAGCATTGAAGGAGGCAACCTCGGTATTGAAATGGCTAAAAGAGCAGAAGGTCATGAAGACCGAGGATGGCGTTAAGTTCCCTGCGGCCGCTTATGCCTATGTCGGAGACCCGGAGAAGTCCACAACCTGGAAATTACGGTTATGGGAGGATCCCGAGAAGAAGATCACGAGAACCCAATTAGGCAGAGCTGCGGCTGCCCTTTCTCCCGGGGGATTTAGAGGACAGAAGGTCACCATTCCCTCTGCTGATATGTCGGCTGTTAAACGCAAGATACGTGCGGAATATCGAAAGCTAGGTGTTGAGGATGAGGATATACCGCGCTGGGTAAGGGAGACTGAGACCCGAGAACTAATACAGAGTTACGTGCCGCTTACTGAGGCCAAATTCGATAAAGGCAGAGCCACTGTAATTGTCATTAAGGCTGGCTTTAATGCCACTGAGGACAGATATTACCCCCTTGAGGTATTAAAGCGGGATTATGGGATATTTGAAGGCATGAAGATGTATGCAGACCACCCAACTGATGCGGAGGATAAAGCCCGTCCTGAAAGGTCGATAAAGGACTGGGTAGGCACGCTATCCGAAGTTAGGTGTGATGAGAACGGAGTAGTTACTGGTATTGCCGAAATTATCGAGCCGTGGATGATGCAGAAGTTAGCTTCATTGCGAGACAAGAAGATGCTTTCAGAAATGGGCATTTCAATCAATGCAATAGGCAGCGCTTCAAAAGGCACTATTGATGGCAAAGAGACTTTGGTGATAGAGAAACTTGTGGCTGCCAGGTCGGTTGATTTTGTGACTGAACCTGGGGCTGGCGGGACCGTCACATTCTACGAGTCGGATAGACACCGTGATATTGACCTGGTTGAACTTTCGACTTTAAGGGAGAGACGCCCTGATTTAATAAAGGCTGTAGAAACCGAAGTCAGGGCAGTAATAAGCAAGGAGGTAAAGAAAGCCATGGAAGACAAGGAAAGAGTCATAGAACTTGAGGGTCAGATAGAAACTCTGACCACAGAGCGAGACAACCTTCAAACCAAGGTAACTGAGGCGGAGAAGGAGAAAGCAAAGGCTGAAGCACAAGCCGTCATAAAAGAGGCTGTTGACAAGGCTACGCTACCCGATGCCGCCAAAGAGCGTCTTATTGAGAGGTTTAAGGACGCCGAGTCCGCCGATGGAATAGAGGAGGCGATTAAATCCGAAATAGACTACATCGCCAAACTTTCTGAAAGCGGAAAAGTGAAGGGCTTGGGTGCTACCAAATCCAACCCCGAGAAGGATAGGGAAGCACTTAAGGAATCCTTCAAAAAGCTAAACCCAGAATGGACGGATGAACAGTTAGAAACTGCCGTCTCTAGGCGATAAACAAATAAACTAGGAGGTAAAATATAATGCCAGCTTTTGGAGTTTATCCGATAGCGGATGCGTTAAATCCAGGAGACGAAATTTCTTCTACCTATGAAGGTAGACATGTCACTGTTTTAGAGAGTGACCTAATTCACCCTGTGCATGACCCCGTCGATGTTCTTGTGCACAAGGGTGACCCTGTAGTATTTGGTACTACGGGATTACAGGCAGTTGGCGTGGCATTTAAAACCGCCACCGCTAATACTGACCTGATTGCCATTGACACTGAGAGCATCTGGAATCTTGATGTTGACCCAACTGATGACTTAGGAAATAGCAATGTGGCTGGTGGTGATTTACTCTACATCAATGTCACTAATGCCGTTATCAGTAAAATCAGGAACACAGCTACTCAGATTCCATTTGGCATAGCTTACGGAATCATAACTGCACCGGGCGTAGAGGCAATTGCAGTAAAGGTTCACTTTGACCCTAGCCTTGATACTAACGATGTGATGTTCAAGACTGTTACCACTGGAGCTTACTCCTACGGTAAGCAGTGGAGAGGTTTGCTTGAGGGTGGTGAATCAACTGGCGTTGGTGGTGCATTCTTTGCCGAGCTTGATGGTGTACAGACTGGTCATATTTATGGCTGGAAGGCTTGGAATGAAATTCAGGCTGGATTTGTCCCAGATGGCTCTCTTGTCGTAGCAGGTGAATTTGGTATGTGGGATGGGCTTGGAGCTAATATGGCTGCTGCTCGTGTAGTCTTATTGCAATTGCAGTCTATTTTAGCAGCCGCCCCCAACTCACTGCACATTTTCAGAGTAAACATAGCTCAGGCAGTCCCGACTGTAATCAATGCCATCTTTGCGGCTGCTAATCCAAATTCAATCGGAGTGAATGCTGGTAAGGCGGGAAATAACAAATATGGCGTTATTCCTCTGGCTGATGTCGTGGGGCCTGGTGTGCTCTATGTTGAAGTTTTTGACACCATAGTTTAATGCACACAAAACTAAAAAGGAGTAACAAAATGAGGAAACTAGATTTACGGGATTATCAAGTAACGCAAAAAGTAAGAGGGGGTGATGGAGGGCTTGTTGAAGTTTCTGCCCCTTATAAGGTCAAGGACTCTATTCTTAACATCATGTTTCTTCCTGCACTAGAACTGCGAGGTGCTGCATTGGTCAAGCAGAATGTGCTGGCTATGAAGATTGAGCAGTGCGAAGAGGAAGTTATCTTAGAGGAAGAGGAATATGAAAGAGTTAAGGCTGCGGCTATGGTTTATCCTGGTCAAAGCCGAGCCGATGTGGGCTTGATAGACCGTATCCTCAATCAAACACCGCAACTAGAACAAAAATAAACACAGGGAGGATTAACATGGAATTAATGAAACTCATGGAGGACTGGAAGGGTTTTGTCGCTTTATCTGATGTTCAGAGAGGCGAGGGCTATGAGCAGAGGTTAAAAGAGACCGTTGATCTGCTCTCAAACGCCGCTAACCTTCCTCCTCATAAACACGAATACCTTTTAAGGGAAGCATTGACTACATCTGACTTCCCTAACCTGTTCGGTGATGTGCTGGACAGACAGGTCTTGGCTTCTTATAAAGCCGTTGACCCCGTATGGAAGGCGTTTGTAAAGATGTCTACCGTACCTCGAATATCCCCACAGGTAGGTGGATATAGATTCGCTATTACTGGTGGAGATCAGAAATTGGCTAAAGTGGCCGAGAAGGGCGAGTATCCGGCAAGCACCAGGACTGAAGAGAGATATTCCCTATCAGTCGACAAGTATGGGCGCCAATTCGATATATCCTGGGAGGCCCTAATAAATGACGACTTGGGTGCTTTAAAGGATACACCAGAGAGATTTGCCCGGGCTGCGGTAAGGACTGAGCATGATGCAGTTACCAGCACGTATGCTGGCTGTGCGCTCTATAATGGTGGCGTTAATGGTAATACCACGGCTGCAGCTTTGAGTATAGCCAGTCTTGAGGCAGGAGTGCAGACAATGGCATCATTCTTAGATGCAGCCAACCAGCCGATAATGAACAGGGCTAAATATCTAGTAGTTCCCCCAGCTCTGGAAATGACGGCACGCCAAATCCTGACCTCAGCCGTAAAGCAGTGGGTGGACAGGGCAGACCCAGGTGTCACAACCATCGCCTATCCGATGACCAACACGATAGCTCAGTATGGACTACAGTTAATAGTTGACCCATATCTGGCGATATATGCCAATGCTGCCGAGCAAAATACTCAGTGGTATTTGTTCGCCGACCCGAAGGATGTTGCGGCTCTGGAGTTTGCCCATCTTAAAGGACATGAGCGACCAGAGATTTGCATGAAGGCAAGCGACAAGGTGACTATTGGTGGCGGGGCAATCGGTCCGATGAGTGGCGACTTTGCAACTGACAATGTATTCTACCGAGTCCGCTTAATCTTTGGTGGATGCTTGCTTGATTGGCGTGCAACCTTTCTTGGAGGCACAGCACTTTAAAGTAAACTAATGCTTGCCGGGGTGAGGGGTTTGACTCCTTTGCTCCTCATCTCGGCAGGACTTTGGAGGTAAATTATGCCTAATCCAATAGTGGATTTTCCGTGGAAATATAAGCACGTTGTAGCAGATACGCCCATAAGAACTGGCCCAGGTGTATTGCACACAATAGTTGTTAATGGGCTTACTACGGCTGGTGATGCCACAATATATGATAATATCGCCGAGGCAGGGGCTAATATTATAGGGATACTTCACCTAGATACCACAACTTCAAAATCCGTGCAACCAATAACTCTACTCTATGATTGTGAGTTTACCACGGGGCTTTATATTGGCTTTGATGGGACACTTGCGGCTGACCTGACCGTAACTTATGTATAGGAGTAGAGAATGCCAGACCATGTTACCGTGTTAGGTGTTTCGACTCTAGTGAGGGCGGCTAATCCCGATAGAGTTGACTTGGAATTGGTAAATGATGGCGATAGTGTTATCTATCTATCAAGAGGAAACGCCGCCGTGATAGGCGATGGTATGCGGATAAATCCCAGGGGTGGTCGCTACCGTATAGGAACAGGCAACCTATTTCTTGGAAATATCTATGGGATAACCGGTGATGGTAATATGTGCAATATGACTGTAAGTGAGGGTATAAAACCGTGAGTGAGGGTGTATTTAATCCACCAGATTTGACAGAAATAGAAGGGGATATTGATACACTACAGACTGATGTTGCACTTATCAGGGCAGTTACTGATGGGTTGCCACACTATCATAGACTGGAGGAACGCTTACTACTGATGGCACAGAGCAAAATCTATATGTCAATTATGTGCCTTTAGGCGTGTTTAATCCTATCTGCGTTAAAATAGATTTTACCAACCAAACAGCAACCGAGACGGTTATTATCAGAGTTTATTATCAAATAGTAGCAGGTGCTGCTGCTCCCATTTTACAAGATTCACAGACTTTCACGGGAGTGGTTTCACCTGAACTAATTAACATAGACCTTGAACCCAATAGGTTTGGCGTTTGGGTAACAATTGAAAAGACAGCAGGCACTAACCGAGATTATAAATGGGAGGCTTTCTATTCAATCTAATGGCTAGAACATTTTATGATAGCCTGCCAATAAATACAGATATACAATTAGACTTCTCAATGCTGGAGGCAACAGGCTTAATTACCCACGATGAGTCTAAAAATCATATTATAGGAACTTTCCACAATGGTATATTATGGCAGGCTCGAGCTGCCAGTCATTATGGTGTAAGGATGCACGAGCTTCTATCTCGCTACCTTGATGCTCCAGTAGCCGATACCACGGCCCTAAATTTTACCAGCACTGATTATAGCCTAGCAATATGGATAGATGCCAGTCATTATCATGATGATAATATGATTGTAATGGGCAGATATTATGTCTATGACCCTGATTTCCCGTTCATTATGGGAAGGGGCTGGGAGCTTTATTATTACAACCCGAACAATACAATAACTTTAAGACATCATCATGGAACTACCAGAACAGCGTGTTATTCAACGGGGTGGACTTATGATGGCAATATGCACCTGTTTGGAGTGAGTAGAAGAGGTGGGGTAGGTCAACATTATCGGGATGGGCAACCTATTACGACAATAATCTCGGCAGGCGGATTGTTAGACCCTGATACTAATACTACATATGACTTGGTAATGGGATGCCGATGGTCAAAGGATAGGCATTTCTGGACGGGGCAAATCCACAGACCGAGAGCGTGGTCAAGGGCTTTATCGGATGCTGAGCATAGATATATCTGGGAAACCGAAAGGGACTGGTTTGGATTATGATAGATTTAGTTGGGACTTTAAGGCGACTAACAACTAGTATTCTTGGCATTGGTACTGATGTTACTACCATTGCAGCCGATGTAGCTAATATAGACGGTGACGCTATGAGGGGGACTGATGATGCAGCCCTAGCAGCAAACTGGACTGCTGCGTTAGCTACAGCATTGGCTAATTATACGGCTGCCCGTGCGGCTTTTCTTGATGAACTCGCAGCAGCCAATCTACCGAGTGATGTCGCTGCTGTTCAAGCTACGGTAGATGCAATTACTGCAGCAGGTCCGACCAATACCCAAATGGAGACTGCCAGAGATGCCATTCTAGCAGCCGAAAGAGGGACAAACAATGCCACACTTCAAGCCATATGGACTGATGCTATGGCTACGGCTCTTGCTAATTACACAGCACTCCGAGCAGGATACCTTGATGAGCTTGACTTTGATTTAGCTGCCAAACTAGATAACATTCGGAGTAACTTAGCTGCTGTTGTCCATCACCTTGACTCCCGTGCCCGTGTCTATCCACAGGACACACGGGTTAAAGCCATACTAACCTGTGGCAATGATACCTATGATACTTTTGGAGATTGGGTAGAGGTAATCCCAATAAATACTGTTGGCTTTGAATATAAGATAACAGGGCTGGTGGTAGAGGAGGTATCAAACGCATCTACATATTTTGTTCAGCTTGGTTACAGCACCATTAATGGGAGCACCCCATCTACGGCTCAGATTGTAGGAGAGAGAAGATTCAAGATTGCAGATATACCTATAAAGACTGCTTACAATGAACTTAATACCTTTAGCTTCCCTATTCCTGCCAACGCTAAGCTGTGGGGAAAGGTAAAGTGTGAGCATGCTGAACTTTATACAGTAAGTATCAGTGTAGTTGTG